GCAGGGGCAGGGGCAGGCGTCGGGTCAGGCGTCGGGGCCAAGGTTTCGTTTGCCCACTGGATTTCTTCATCAGTCGGCCAACGCGCGTAGTTCATGTGGATCAGGCCGCTTGCAATATCAAAGGAAAAAAGACAAAGCTTATCCGACTCATTCCACTCGATACGCATTTCAGGCCGCGTGATATTTGGGCGATAAGTAAAAAACTTAACATTTTCAATAATGCCGGTAAAATAATTCATTGTTACTGCAAAGTTACCGTCCAAAGATTCGACGGTACCATCCGAGCGCCGATAGACGTAGGGCATTGAGCTTTCCATTAATTCTTATCTTTCCTTTTACGAGCGGATCGCCTTTAACGTCCACTTCTTGCATGAAGTAAAACTTACAATCCTCATCAGCAACTAGCTCCATCTCACGAATTGGGCTTAATATACTAAGACGAAGAGTGGTAGCGGCCAGCATTCTTGGCTCTTTGCTCACAAGTTGCAACTTGGCTATCGGCGTAAACGGCGACGGTTGATAGTCGCCAACAGCCGAGTATACTTCACAGTAAGCAACTTTCATGCCTTTTCGAAGTGAGGCGGTAAAGCGCACCGTCTGGCCACGGCGCGCCTTGAGAGGCCCTGCTACTTTTACTCTCATACTAGAAACGCGGGCCTTGGCGAATAAGAATCGCGCGGACGTTCGCGGTCGAACCAGACACAGCCGCAAGCCTGACAAAAGCGTCGGGGCGGCACGGGATCGTAGCCGAACAGATGGAACCGATCGGAGTGCCGGCAGGAATCGTAACGGTGGCCAGCGCGCCGGGAAGCAGATTTTCGTCGCACATGGGAGTAGCTAGCACATCAACAAAAGTTCCTGGCAGGCAGTTGTTGACCAGAGACGGAGGAGCCGCTTGAACTCGGAACACCGCATTAACCGCGATAGCGTCCGCGATCTGGAAAGACCAGCCGAAGCGGATAAACGGGCGAATGTCGGTCGAAAAAGCAGCAGTTCCATCCCAAGCAATGCTTGGGACATTCTGGATGGCGGGATTACTTTGAACAGGCATTTGGTTCTCCATTAGGAGGGTTGATAGGAAGCGGGGAGACTTATCCCCCCGCGCGTCATCACGGAGTTACCCGAGATTATTTACGGGCCGGAGATCAGAGTCCGAGCCGCCGGGCAGCACATAACAAAGCCGCCGTCTTTCGCACCGAACTGGTACTTGACGCACCAAGCGGTAGAGCCGCCTTCGTACTGTTCCATGAACATGGGACGATGATTGACCGCCGCGTAAGCCATCGGCCACACGCCCGCCGCCATGATGAAAGAGCCAGCCGCGAATGGAGCAAGTGTCGAGCCTAAAGTTCCGCCGTTAGTCGGATCAGGAAGACAGTTGGAGATTCGCACACGATCACGAACATCGTTCGGGCCGAAGCCCATCAAACCGTCGCCGAACAAGAATCGGCCCGTGTTGTCTACCATCGAAGCAAAATACGCGAAGGTATTTTGGTGCATAACAGCAGTAACGTTACCATATTCGACAGGAGCGGAAGCCCAAAACTGGCGCAGGTCGATGTGCGTCGGGTTCTGCGCGGGTGTCGCAACTTTGGTGAAGCAGTCCGCAGTCAACCATCCCAGCGGTTCGTTGATGCCGTCGCCAGTAATAAGCGCCGCGTTTCGATTGATCCGGTAGGACCGAGCGGCTGCGCGCATCATAAAGCCGAGGAAGTCGTAGTTGGCTTCACGAAGCGTATCGCGCTGAAAACAGAAGACGCCTCGATAGTCATAGGTACTACCGTTCAACCACCGAATGTTACCTTCAGCACCAAACTCGGCATCGCACTTCGCATCGCAATCATACCTGCCGATGTCTCCGTAAGATTCGACACGCGGATACATGAACGTCGAGCGCGAAACATTGACCGTATCGTAAAGATCGAGCAGCGAGGCGCACTCGATATTACAGTCAACTTCAATCCCAAGCATCTCAGGCGAGAAGAAAGCGGCGTCCAAAGAGGCGGCATCAAACGCCTTACGTTCACCGTCGGTAAAGTCGCGCACGATTTTCGCTTTTGTTTCCAGGCCGACTTTCATCAGCTTGCGGACCGCGGAGCGGTACTCAATCGGATTCACAAGATTGTCAAGGTCTTCCCGAAAATCTTCGTGAACCCCATTTTTGAAAAGGTGGGTCCGGCGTTGCAGCTCAATCGCAGCTTTGCGATCAGCGTCAACAAGCTCGCTGCCGCCTTTGTAGAGCGGGCTGTCCATGTTCTTCTTGATCGAGTCGATAGCCGCTTCACACGCTTGCAGCTTTGCCAACGCATCAGCGGCCTCCGTTGCCGCTTTGTTGATCTTGGAAGCGGTCTCACCATCGGGCGTAACACCGTTGGCCAGCTTTGCTTTCAGAAGAGTCAACTCGCCTGCTTGCGCTTCAAAGTTACCTTTGAACGTCTTCATCAAAGTGACGGCATCGCCGAGGTCTTTGGTCAGTGCCTCAACAGCAGCATCTTGCTGAATACGGTCACCCGCAGCTTCCTTCTTCAGGAAAGCGCCGAACTTGATTTCTTGCTTACGCATGGTTAATCTCCGAGTGCGTGGTTAAAACAAACTCTTCAAATCACCAATCAAGGTGGACAGAGCTGCAATTTTTTCTTTCGCCACAAGGGCGGGCTTTTCCGCAACCGGCTCGAACAGCTTGTAGTTCAGCTTGACCGCACGGGTCAAGCGCGCTGCCGCGTTTCGGCTTTTGACGAGCCCATCGGCGACCAGCGCCTTTTCAAGCTCAGCAATCGTTGGGTAGATGCCTTCGTCGGACATCTCCTTCATGTAAGTCATAACGGCCTCCGGATTTCCCGGGAAGGGTACGATAGACACTTCTTCCAGTTCGCCCTTGTTGATCTGAAGGTATTCATCTTTGTTGGCGTCAGACTTGAATTCGTATTCTTCAAGATAGAAGCCAACAGAAAAGCTAAACCCTCCGACCATCTTAGCCGCTTCGTAAGCATCGCGGACATAGCTGATTTTTAGGTTTAGTTCAGCTTCGATCCAGAGGCTTTGACCTCTTGTTTCAAGAACTCGAATAGCCCCGGCGACTCGATCCCGATCATGACCGATCAGAAGCTTGATGCCCTTCGGTCCCGTCAAGCCTTTTGCTTGCAGCGAAGAATTAAACGCACCGGGCACTACGACATGTCGATGAAGATCCAGATCAGGAGTTGATGCCCACCCCGCCACGTAACCTTCCGGAAGCGTGTCGCCGATTGCCTTGATAGCTAGGACAGCCTGAATCTCAGCCGCACTAGCAGGAACATACTTAAGGTCCAGCCTCTGGCGACGGGCTGGAGCTTCTTTCTTAAACAGCCGTCTGCTGGTCATTTGCATTTTCCTGATTTGGAGCCCCATTTTGATCCGTATTACCAGAAGCCGCTCCTTGAGCAGCGCCTGTATTAAACGGGCTGGCTGGTAACTCTGTTGTCGCTTTCCATCCGAAAAGATCACGCTTTTCATTAGTCGTAAGAAACGAAACAAACGATATAGCTCGCATGGCATCAATTCTAGCTTCGACCATTGTCGGAATAGAATCAACATCGGCGACGATACGAACACCAGGAGGACAGAGCAGCCCTGTTAGCCCCTGAAAAATCGGTTCGATGTAAGCGGGAAGCACAGTATCCTGCCAAAACGACAACCGGCTATCTTTGAAGTTACCGGTAAACTTGGCAGCGTCAGAAGCGCCGATCCCGCTAACAGCCAATGGAATCCCGAAGGCCCCAAAGATCAGCCGAGCCATATCGTCGCTCGGCACCTTGCTGTGAATGTCAGACAGGTCGTTATCCAACTTGTGAATCTCGATGTCACCTGCATTTTGCAGGACCGGAACACTTCCCGATCCTACTCCGCCGCTTACAGAATCAGCGGCCAAGTGCTTTTTCAAAGCTTCAAGCTGCGGCGCTGTCAATGTTTTCGAACAAGTTACCATGTATCGCACGTTCGGATGCCCGGAGGCCGACTTAATCGCTCGGATTAGAAGATGCTTGATTACGTCAGCGGGAAGCCCAATCGCGCGAAGCGGGCTAATAACATCGTCGCGGTTCTGATAACCCTTTAGACCGGGTTTCCAGATTTGCCCGACGAAGCCATCCTTAGCCCCCGGCTTCCAGGTAACGCGCGACGGCCATTCTTTAGCCTCTATACCAAGTCCGTAGATATACGCTGATACGATACCGCGATCATTCAACTTAGCTTGGACTAACTTGGACTCAAGAGGATAGATTCCCGTAGCGCGCTCAGGGTTTACGGCGCTAAACGCCAACTTGAATGCGACCCGCCCGTATCCGGCATAGTTCAACGCCAACCAATAGCGAAGCTGTGCGGCGGTCAGATCAGGATTAGGATGATCTAGTAGATTTTGAATTTCTGCAATAACGCGCGTTTTGCCAAGTCTTTCAGAAGCTGGAGCATAAGGATCGACTTCGGTAATCCAACGGACCTGCTGAACAGCTTCAGCAATTTTCTGCAACGCGCGATAGATGATAGGATGGCGAAGTGCGTTTTCCATGCTAACATAATCATCGACGCGTACAATAGCAATGCCGGTTTCACTGTTCAGGTAAAAAACGTCAGGTTGAACGGGAGCATCTGCAATGCTCCGCTCTGGTGCCGCCTTTTGTCTAAAAAGTGATGGAAACCGCATCTCAAGCCCCTAAATGTAAAGCACGTCATGCTCATCTTGAGCATGAGAGGTTAGCGATTCCTCTTCAACCGCGTATCGAATTGCGTCTATACAGTGGTCAACTTGACCTGGAGCAGGAAGCGGAAGCGGTTTACCGTTTGGGTCGGTGTGCCATTTGTAGTCTCGGACCTCTTCAGAAGTTATTGGACACTCGGGCGAAATAACGAGCTCCATACCCTGAAGCCAGTTAATACCGTTTTTGATAGAACCCGCGCCTTTGCGAGCGGAAAATACGCTAAATCCACAAGACTGTAAAAACTCGATAGTTTCCGGCCTTGCGCTATCCGCCGTAATAGGCCAGTCGCGGGCCTCCGGTATTCCGTCGATCAGCGCCGGTAGGTCACGATTTGGAACCTTATAGCCTACAGCTTCGTTGGCAATATAAACAATGCCTTCCTCTTGTAGCACGTAGAGCTTGATAGCTACATTCGGATCGGCAGAGTAACCAAAATCCATCCCAAAACGGGGCCGGGCTTTACCGGGGTCGATCCTTCCAACTCGCCAGTTGTCGAAGATTGCAACGTCTGGATTTTCATCGTATCCGCCTTCCCAAATGTGAACGTGACGCTTTGGGGACTTAAGCGAACGACGATACTCAGACGGCATACGAGTTTGCATAAAAAACGGATTGTCGCGCCAGCTTACTTTTCTTACATAAGCATTTTCAGGAACAGCGGCACCGCGAAAGAGGCTGTCAACCGGATCGGTGCGGTATCGCGGATTCCAAGACCAGATCAGACGAGACCCTGTTGAACGAATAGTCGGAATTATGACCTCGACCGACCTCGCCGTAAAAGTATGCGCCTCTTCACCCCAAAAGATCGTAGCGCCCTCAAGCGACTTCGCGCTGTCCGGGTTACGATCCATACCGATAAACGACAACCGAGAGCCGGTCACTATGTTGACAATTTCGCGCTCAGTTGAATTAAAATGCGCGCTCATCCCCATATCTTTAATCTTGATTTCAAGCAACTCTTTAACAGAGTCTCTAATCGAGATTTGAAACTGCCGTCCGCAAACAATTCGCTCTTGTGCGCGCGAGGCTTGTGCAATAATCGCTTCCGCAACGCTATGCGATTTACCGCCGCCTCGCCCTCCGAAAAACGCAAAATGCTCAACAGCCCGTTGCGTTTCTGGAAATACGCCGGTCCAAAGAGGCAGAAACGCTTCTGGAATTCGAAGGTTGCTCATTACACCGTCTTGCGCGTCACCGGAGCAATCGGAGTGCCGCGCATCGTGGCACTTTGATAGGTCTGCGCTTTAGTGAGACTGCTGCCATTTGTTGGAGCCATTGCCGCTTGACGCCCGGCGAGAGGTGGACGAGCTACCGACTTTTTTCCGCATCCGCACCCCATGATTTTCCCCTGGAAGGTTACTGGTCGATTAGACTTAGCTTAGATTGTCGTGCTTAGCAAGCCCGTAACAAGGGCACCGATTGCTATTCCGACCACAAAGCCGACGATTAGCCCCCGGAACGTCAAGCAGCACGGGCAAGATGTCCAAAGATAACCAGTCATTCGACTTGTCCAATGCTCGGGCGAATCGCACCAAATTGGAACTAACCGTTGACTAAAATAGGCCATCGCGTTCGACAACCAGTTATCTTCCCAGTCAACATCAGGTTCGGCATCTTCTGGCCAATCAGGATACTCCGGACGAAACGTGAACGGGTTAGCCATCAATCAGCTCCGGCGCATATTGAACGCCTACGGCGCAAAGAGGATAGACAGGAATAGGCGCCTGCTTCGTTTCATCGGCAGAAAGTATCCCAAACCAAATAGGAGGATGATTAGCACCGGGAATCGAAAGGATACAGCGACCGGCCATATTTAGACAGGCCATCTCTGCCATCGACGGCCTCCGCATCAGCGCGGGGCGCGGTCCATCGGTAAACCAAAACATAACATAAAACTGCCCACCATATTGAGCATTCATCAAATCTTTTGGGGTCATTTCCCAAAGAGAGGTCATCATTGAAGTCTCGTAGATAATTTCATCGCGGATGTGAAGCGTCAAAAACTCTTTCTGATTCTTGGCGAGGGCGCGCGTTGCTCCGTTAATCCTGAGCGGTATCATTACTGTCCCCTTCAGTGACATCTATTTCATAATTTTCTTTGATAATGTATCGCTCAACAAGCATCGACATTAATTTAGTGTGCTGAATCTCTAGTCTAGAACAAGAGCTTTTTACAATAGACAACTCTTGTTTTAACTCTAACACACGGGCACGGAGCTTTTCTTCCGCATAACGCCCGCCGAAGAGTCGGGGCAAAGCGGTGCCCGCCGATGACATTAGCCCGCCAATGAGAATCAGGATGATGTTTGCGCTTTGTTCAGGTAAGGGAACGTAGGTCAGAAATATAACAAGCCCAAAAATTGCTATCAGAAAAAAGAGCGCAGCCCACTTTTCGAACAAGTTACTGCCCATTTTAACTTCCGCTTTGCTATGAGAACATTAAGTCATCCAGACTACAGAACTAGAATTTACCTCGGCCCCTCGGCAGTCTTGTTTCGGCTGGGTCAGGGGCGAGACCGGCTCTCTACGGTCTCGCACTTACTTGCACGCTCAAAACTGCGCGGATACTTAACTCTACAGGCTGGGGATAACACCCGCGTCTTGATCGGCGGGCGGTTGCCGTGCCGCCCCTAAGCTAGGGGAACGGCAGATCGGAAGCCGCCGTTAGTGTGCCAACCAATCCAAGGCCGCCGCGCGTGCCTTTGTTGACATGGAAAGTGTCCCCAGCCAAGAACACGTCCACCGCATTGCCGCTTACGCCCCCGCCTTGCGACCCGATTGGCGCAAAGCCGGGGACCAGCCGCGCACGAATGGCACTGTCTGTCAGGTCGATGGTTTCCCCAAAGCGCAGAAGTATTGCGGAAAGATTTCCTTCTACTCTTGACCCCCCGCCCGCTGCGCACAAAACCCTTGCCCGAGTAAAGGCATCCAGCGACCCCTGTAGAAGAGGTGACGCAGCATTGCCCAGAACTGTCCATAGTCCTGTCGATTTCTTCCAGAGGTATTTGGTAAACACGGGCGTGGCCAGACTCAAATCAGCACTGACCGCATAGGTGAACCACTCGCCCAACGGTATCGTGCTTGCAGGCGCGGTGTGAGACAGAATGATCGTGTTTGCCGTGTTGCGAACCGTTAGGACTACTGCCCCCGAACTGCCGGCAGTTACGGCAAATCGGGCGAATCCACCAGAAGTTACGGCCTGCAAGAAAATGCTTGCGGATGCAGGGTTGGCGTCGAACTTCGCCGTCAAAGCACACCAGAACCGATCCGAAGTTGGGATTGATATTCCGCTGTCGGAAAACACCGCGTCGTTAACCCCGTCGAAATACCATCCGCGCACAGGCGGATCATTGATATTAGGCGGATCAACGGCGATGCCAACCGTTGCAGCGTGAGTAGCGTAGATTTGCCGCCACCACGTTCCGATGGGCGAACTGTACTGATCTGGCACCGTCGCTCCGAAATCATTTCCCGCTGGCCAGTCCGAGCGCAGGGATTGAACGGTGTATTTCTCACAGGCTTCCGCCCATGCACCGTATTGTCCTAAACTCCTTACCAAGAAAACATCCGCAACGTATGGCTGGAATGCGCGATACTCAGCTACACCTTGGGGATTGAAAAGATAAAAGTCGGTCTGCCCGCCAATACACCAATCTGTGTCGCCTATCGTAGGGGCCGTCGCCCAAGTGAAATACGTTTCGTCTGAAACAGCAAGCCCCGCAACGCTGCTAAGTGCAAAAACCATCGGGCTTGCACCGTTCTGCGTTAGAGTAGTTGTTACGGTGCCAATAAGCGTATTGCCGACGACCTTCCGCAACTCCATCCCGGTGATGATGTAATGAAAGGGGTCGATGTTTGCAATGCGATTTACCGATACGTCCAGGCCGGAAATGGCTGAAACGGTTTTAATCCGCCACGGGTATGGGTCTGCATCGCTGTTGTGCGGCGCGCACCTTGCAATCAGCGGCGCAGTCCAGCTAAACGGCAGGCTGAGTTGATTTTCCGGTCGCACAGTTGCAATGGAGGAGATTGTGCCGATGCGCCCTGTCGCGGCCAGCCCCAAGATCATTTCACTGACCCCGAAGTTCCAATGGCCACCCGCATTGGTGCGAACCGGCCTGTCCGCGTGGCCCTCAGATGTGTCATATCGCCATGACCCACGGATGCCGAGCGCCTTGACCGCCCGCGCCTTACCATCGACCGGCAGCAGCGGGTGATTGTTTGGCATGTAGAGCATGGCGATCAGCGCGGAATTGCGCGCCGCCATAACGACGCCGTAGTTGCCTTGCCCAAGTGCCAGTGCCGTTGGATCAGAGCCGCCAAAAACGCCGACATTTTCATATCCCCCGGTTCCGTCTTGCAGGGTCACGAGAATGGACGCGTTGTATTTCTCGGCCGACGCGAGATAGAGCTCCAAATTATCCGGGACTGACATGCCTGTCATGTCAAGCTGCGGTATGAGGTTTAGCACCGTGTTGACATTTAGTTGCCGTGAAACAAAGGTGGCCCGGCTAGGCCACCCTATAGGGGATGGAGCGATATGCGTAGGGCTGGCAGGCGGCGCGGACGCGACGTGAAGGACGGCCACTTCATCCAGCGCCCCGGCGCGAATGTTATCAACCGTCACTTTGCTGACGCCCTTCATCACAAAGTCATTGACACTTGCCACCAACGGGAATGTGGCCTCTGCCGAAAGGAGGTACGCCCCGGTCACACGTCCGTCAAACCCGAGGCCGGTGTTACTGGCTGTCCAGCTATTGAAGATGCTGCTGCCCTGCAATTTGGGGCCCAGCATCGTGCCATTGCGGCGACCAGCACCCGACCCGGTGGCGACAGGCGTAGGTTCGGTCAGCGTAATGCCAGCGCCGATGACCGCGTATGGCGTCCCGCAGAAGTATGTTCCGACTTCGCGCAGTCCGGTCCAGTTGAAAGTCACGGCCCCTTGGGAAACAAATTCGACGCCTATAGTCGGCGTTGCCGTTCTAGCTGTTGACCACGGGCCGTTCCCGATTGCGTTGACACCACGAACTTGAACGGAGGCCAACGTGTTCGCCAAAACCGTGATGATACGCTGGCCGACTCCCAGCCCAGATAGAGTCTGCGGCGCACCTGCGCCCACCCTCCACTGTAGTGCCGTGAGAGGCGACGCTCCGTCAAACGGTAGAGTGCTAATCGTAAGCGCCAGTTGGTCCCCTCCAACGCTTGGACTATCGGCAAGCGACCAATCAGAAAGCTGGATAACGGAAGGAATTGTGGTCACAGTCGGCGTTGAAGCCGAGTTGACGCTAACCGAACCAGATACGTTGCTGGCCGTTATCCCAACGCGAACCGTATTACCCACATCGGACTGAACGAGCGTGTAAGTGCTTGCCGTAGCGCCTGCTATGTTCGCCACGCCGCGTTGCCACTGGTAAGCGTAGGTAATCGGATCTGTTCCAGTCCATGTCCCGACATCCGAAGTTAAGCTCTGCCCAAACTCGAGCACACCCGTTATCACAGGAAGCACGGTATTGGCCGGTAGAACCGCTGCTGGAACAACGCTCGTAACGATGGATAGTGCATTCGGAAGTGTTGTGTTCGCAGCGGTATAGGTCATAACGAGCTGGCGAGCACCGGATGCAGTTTTTGGAATAGTATAGCTGTTTCCAACCATGCTTGCTGTTACATCAATCAAGTTAAGCATCAGAGTTCTTGTAACTGTCGGAAAAGGAAAACCGTCCACAATAGGAGGTGTGTAGACGTAGAGCATATTGGCGTCCTCGTCTGTAACAACGACAGAGGATTGCACAGCAATAGAAGGAGCCACCGGCCCGGAAGGTGCGACAGCGCAGCAGGGAACAGGAGCGGCGGAAATTGGAAGCGTTTCAGTTGGCGCTGGACCGCAAGGGGGAGAACACGATACATTACTCGCCATCTGCGGCTCCTATATAAAAAGGTGTGAGGAAGGAGGCTCGGGCATCAAGCGCTCCTTCCTCTAGGACAGTGGTGCGGCGCGGTCCAAGGACTAAACTTCGTCGCTCTCGGCTGTCTTTTCGTCGGGGTTCAAGAACGTTCCCGATGCGATAGGAGTGATATTAAAGGACACCGGAGGCGCTCCCAAAATACCACCCAATTCTGTTTTCTCGGCAAGGCCAAGATCGCGCGAGATGATCGTCGAGTTCAACGTCCCAGCCGCAGCGTTCTCAAACTTCTGGTTGTAGATAGCCTGTTCGATAAGCTCGATGGCTTCTACCCAATCTTCTCCAAGAAGCTTGTACCCTTCCATGCGAGAAGCCGGAATAGACAAATATTGTGCAAGGCCAGATTTTGTAAACGCACGAACTTTTGCCTTATCGGCACGAACGACCCCGCCTTTGTATTGAAAGACTTGTTCATCTTGTATCGGGGTATCGACGCACCATTCAAAATATTTGATGCAGGCATCAAGGAATTCTTGCGCTGTCAAGAAGACGCGCCTCGCTTTGATGGTCAGGTGCGTATACATGATTATCCATAGCGCCGCAATAGGCACGAAATCGCAAGGGCGATGACATCGCAAGGGCGATTCCCGGACAGCTAAGCAGACGGAAGCCCGCCTGTCAAGATAAAAGTGACAGCGGGTGCTGTATATATTGCGTCCCTATGCGGACGCGGGCATCCTCGCCCTTAATCTTAACGATAAGCCCGATCAAACCCTTGAACGGGCCAGCAATAACTTGAACGACGCTCCCCGTTCGCGGTGGAAGCCGAGGCGACTCATTTAGCATTGTTTGCAATAGCTTTAATTCTTCAATGTCAACCGTTTTAGGTCGGTCGGCGGTATCATAAGCGAGCACACGCACCCTGAATTTTTCCGGACAGACCCTCCGCATCGCTGGCCACCGGCTTGGTGGAATAAAAGCGTAGCCGGGCATTGCCGCTCGACCTTCCTTAATCGGAATCCAAACTTTAAACTGTTCGCCCCAACAGAACAATTCGTATGGATAAGCGCAGGTAAGAACTATCATGTTTGCCAAGGTGCCTTAATTGTGAATTCCAGCGGTTGAATTTTGACGATAGGCCGCTGAGCAACGCTGGCCACCGGGGTCTGGAGCGGTTGATATTTCTTCTTGGCACCCGGCGGCGGGAACGTAATCTGGACGCCAGTAGGCGAGTGGATCAGACACACATCTTTCAGATCGGTAATATCATACCATTTCGGAACGGCGACGACGACCCATCCGTTGTTTGGTTCGAGTGTTGTGTAAGCGTGACCGACCCGCTCATCCAGCTTGATTTTATCGGCTATCGCTTGCGCAAGTTCTCTAGTTGGGTAGTAGAACATTATTGGCCACCGTTCGTAAAGTAGGTGACAGCGAGAATCACAAATGGCCACATGAATATACTACTCCCAATATCTTCCATAGCGAATACAGGGTAGAGTATATACCTGATAATCAGGAATAGAGCAATGAGAGCAAGTAGGATGGTAAAGAAACCGCCACCTCCAAAGGGGACAGGCCAAGGGGGATAAAGCATGTTAGTTCTTTTCGCCGGTTATACCACCACAGGCGTCGATTGCGGCGGCTACAACTTCTATCGGAACGTATTTGTAAATTGTCTTTGTCAATCTCTTTGGTTTTTCTGCGTACTGCTCAAGTTCAGGCATCGCCTTAGACGGATAACCTACTTCTACTTGACTCCAAGGGCCTTGGTTTCTACGCGGCAAGCAGAAAAGCTGGGGTCCGGCTTGCACAGAAAGCGTAGTTTCGTCGGCGCACTGTATGTAAGGTGCTCGATTGCGAAAACTACCTTCAAGGGTTTTAAACAATCCGACCGACATTAGGTGAGCTTGGATAGCGACTTCAGTATTTCCAGTCATCTTGATTCTCCTTGTTGCCCTGTCACTACGTTAGCAGACCTTGCGCCCGGTGTCAAGACGTGCTAGGATAGGGTTGGCAACAGGGATAAACTAGAATGACATTTGGTGCGAAGCAGAAGGGAGCTAACGGCGAACGTGAGCTTGCCGAACTTTTGATGATGTGGGCACAAGAGGTAGGGGTCGAGCTGGACTTATTGCGCAACCTAGAGCAAGTTCGTTCCGGTGGCCACGACCTAATAGGGCTTCCAGGGTTGGCCACCGAATGTAAGCGGGTTGAAGTCTTGGCCGTGGCGGAATGGTGGCGGCAGACAGTCTCACAAGCCGAGCGAGCAGGTGTGCGTCCGTTTCTATGCTACAGGCAGAATCGTAAGCGGTGGAAATTCGTAACTAAGACATGGGTGTGGCCAGCCTCCGTTTGTGAGATTGTGGTCACAATGGACGAGCCCGAAGCTCGGCTTTGGTTTCACGGCCATCTAATCAACGAAGAACGCAAAAGAATAGAAGGCGGGTAATTCAGCGTTTACAGTCGTTTTACCTATGCTTTCAGTCAAAATTGACTAGAACCCAAGCGTTTTGGCCAAATTCTAAAAACGCTAAATCCAGATATTTCAATATTTTGAAATCCGGAGTTTTGAAATGTTTCAGTCAAGCTTGACTAGAACCTCGTTTATTTTAGAAGTAAGTTATTTTTGGAAAATATAAATG